AGATTAATCCTCAAACATCGGGTTCGCCAGCCCATTCTCAAAGCGGAGCCAGTTCAGCCCAATACAGAATACTTTCACTTCCCAGTTTCCGTCCTCAAGACCTCCAGGAGGTTTTACATCCAACACTAGACGGAGTGAGTTCAGGCGACTCGCATTCATAGATCCACTCGGTTGATGTTCACCGGGTGTCTTAGCAAAGGAATATCCATATATAAACCGCGAATAGGCGGCGTATCCCCCGCGATGGGCGGCGGCGATTCCTTCGCGATAGAACTGTTCATCAGCGTCACATAAAACCGTACCATTGACCTGAATAATGGCATTTTGTAGGAGGGGTATAGATGTAGCCGCAGCGGCCTGTGCTGCGGTAGCCGGCCATTCGGATTCCAGTATACCGGTATAGTTCGTCCATTCATTGTTCATGGCCACACCCTTGCGACGTACAAACCAAAGAATCTCCTCTAAAGGGTGATTGGCCTCTAGAGGCAGTTGAATCCGAATCCTGTCGGAGTCGTTCCGCTTTCCTATACTATATTTCAGTGGCTCATCAAAGGAAAAGGTTTGGACTTGTCGGTGAAGAATCTCAAAAGGGTTGTATAACATCTTGGAACGGAAGGGTCCGTCTACAATCGCCCCATAGGTAAGAAGTTGGACGGATCGGAAAGGAGGGGCTGCGACACTCCAATCACCCACTTTTGAAGACCATGTATTGTCACCGTAAGTAAAATCAAAGGCTGGAGGGCCCGCATCCAAAGGACCGTGGCGCCACTCTTGAGGAATATCGTCCCAATAGTAATACTTACTCTTAAGAATAGGGTCTTGATAGGCTACATTGAAAGGCGGTGGAGAGGGTGACCACGCCTGTGATATCCACCGATAAGAAGACCCTATAGAGACTGTAACGGGGGGTACATCCGTCACCCAGTTTCCTCGGTTCGTTAGCGCCGAATGATTCCAGTTGTATCGTACACCCGCTATATCCTGTGTAAAACTGAACTGAGGAGGAATATCCCATGCGCCGCTCAAGACCGCAGGATCATACAACCATGTACAGGAGGAAAATGTAAACGGGGTTGTAGTAGGCGGCGGAACGGCCTCGCAGGAATCGCGTGTGCGGCGCATTTGCCGAACACACTGTGAAAACGGTCGCAAAGTAATGTGAATTTTGACGTTCCCCTCGCGAATAGAAATCATAGGAAGGGCCTCGCGCAATCGGGTACGCATAAAAAAGAAGGGTAAAATACAGTTCAGATTTCCATTCTCCACGGGATACAAGGCGGGGGCGCGCTGCGCGCTGAGAAGACGCTGAATAGACATCTGCCCGAGATGATCATACGCGATACCCACTTGTGTGTTATAGTCCGCGAATAGGGCGCTAAAGGTGTGAATAAAGTCACCGTCAATGGTCTCAATCGTTTTTCCGTCGATTTCAAGCTCGGCCAACTGAATCATACTTGTCCCGAGACTGTTCGCATATTCCCAGGCCGCGGCCGGATCAGAATATTGAATCTTTCCTGCTGCGTATATATTTTGAGTCTGTGGATCTAGCCAATGATCTAGACGAATCTGTAGAGCGGTACCTAGAAGAAGATCCCCTACCATAATGGATCCAAGGTCAAATGTAAATCTCTGCCCAAAGGCCGCGGGGCCTCGTAGGGCCGTTTCTTGAACAACCGGTGTAAAAGGCAGAATACGGCGCTCAGTATCCCGCGTGAACCATGTTATTTCCGAACGAATCGGAAATATATCATTTTCCTGTTGATCCCGATTTGTCAGATCCAGAAGAGTTGTAATGGGACCGTTCGGTTTCGGCTCATCGTTAATAGATGCACTGTAGGTTATAGCATTAATATCACCCGGGCGAGCAATACCTCTTGCCGCATCCTCTGTTGTAGGTGTATTTCCATCGTCAAAATACCGAATGGACCGACCGGATCCTTGATCGGCTGCGGAACCGGATTTATAAAAGTTCGGGGACATACCTGGAATGGATCCGACCCCATAACTTCCGACCGCTTCACTTCCGAGACGAAAGGAGTTGAGACCCGATATCCATGACTGTTGAGCGGATCCCGCGGCCGTCGCCGCCAGTTGAGCGTCGCTCGGCGCCGCGGAACCCGAACCCGAAAGAAGAGTATTGAGGTAGCGACTCACATCGTCCACAGTAGGCGTAGGGGCCGTAATCGGAGGGGCGATGGAACCCGGTGCGACACGAGATATTTCCCCCGTCATAGTATTCACGTACACCGTATCACCTTGTTCGTTGAGTGTTTGAACCCAGGCCGTACTTCCAGAACTCTGGGTGCCTTGGCGATTGGATGTCAGACCTGCGAGCCATGCCTGTTGGGCGTTCGCAGCCGTAGCTATGGCCTGTTGCCCCTTTACTGTCTGAAACGTGGGTGGCGCGACAGATCCGGACGTTTGGATCGCTTGTAGCTGACTGCCCCACCACGCAGGGGCGGAACCCGCCGCTAGAATAGCCGCAGCGGCTTGTTGATAATCTGTTGCTGTAAACTTATAGGGCTGCGGGGAGCCACTCATTCTATGTCTATACAAGTTAGTTTTTGGTTTAGACCTTTTATAAATCGTTGATTCTGTCTATAGACCTACCGAATAGGTATGGTCTAAACAAATAGAACTTCTGCCAATAAGATGTTACCCCTCGGAGTCGGAGGGGCATTCTATGTGAATCTGGATCATCGCATGGATAGACGCCAAGAGATTGAGGACGAGGTGGATCGGATAGGAATCCCCTGCGAGCGTTTTCCCGCTATAAAGAGGACCCCTGGAATCGTAGGGTGTAACTATTCCCATCTAGCTGTGCTAAAAGAAGCGCGGAGACGTCAGTACAAATCCGTGCTTATTTTTGAGGACGATTTCCAGTTTCTTGTAGACAAAGACACTTTCTGGAAAACCATGGCCGATATTGAGGCCGAATTGTTGGATTCCTTTGATGTTATCATGCTGGGATACAATATTCAAAAGGCCGAGACATATTCTACGAATCTTCTTCGCGTAGTCGAGGCCCAGACTACATCAGGATATATTGTTCATTCTCGTATGTATGACGCCTTAATATCCCTCTATGAAATGGCTACGCCAGAACTCGAGAGAACGGGTCAACATTGGATCTATGCTCTCGATCAGATTTGGAAGCGTCTACAGCCCACATCCCAATGGTTTGCGACAAGCCTTCGCATAGGTCGGCAGCGACCATCCTACAGCGATATAGGGGAGAAATTCACAGACAATCAGTGTTAGTTTCCATATTTGAGAACTCCGCGATCTTCTTCTATAGAATAGAGAGCCCAGGTATCCACAACGGCGGTCATTTCCGTACTCGGGGCACGCAGATTTGTATCATTTTCTATTGAATTGAGTGACGTATACAAGGTCGGACGATCCGCCGTTGTAAAGTTCACTACACCCTCGGGTTGACGATCCCAAGGGGCTCTGCGCCCCCGAATGTCTCCTAAATCCCAGGACATTTCGCCTATACCCGCCCCAGGATCTCTATCCTCTTTTGCGTGATGAGTAAGAGTATTCCATACAAAAGGGGTAAAAAGCGTCTCACGATCACGGGAGGCTATAATCAGGGATTGATTTACATAATATTCTCCACTCGCAGGAGAATATCTCCACCGACGACCCGTTCGTAGATCATTCTGTGTCCGGAAAAACCACAGAATACGGGAAGCCGGATGTTGCGCATCGAGGCGCTCCGTTACGAGCGCAGGGACACCCCGCGCAAGTGGAGCGTATTCAGTCGGCCCAAATGTGTAGGTGTTTTCGTACGGGCGTGAAAAGGGGATCTCTAAAGGGTTTGAGCGAAGTGCCAGCTGCGTCTCTCCATCCACATAGGTATGACGGGTCTCAAGTTGTAGCGTAGGCGATGAAATAGCATTTCTTGAAAGAGGTATAAAAGTGCGTGTCCCTATCGTAAGGGTTCGTAACCAGGGTTTCGGGGCCACGGTGCTCGTTAAATCCGACGATTCCACGATCTCTTCTAATGTACGGAGCTCCAGACGAAGTTTGAAGGGCTGGCGACGCATGGCAATACTCGGAAATCCGTTGCGCCCCCCTATAAAGGGGAGTTCAAGACGGAGGCGAGGCGGGGTCGCAGCGGCGGCTACGGATGTGGCCGTACCATCATGCCATCCGGTCAATTGATTCTCCAGATATGCGGAATTCAATGTTCCGCGAGCCGCTCTCATGGCAAAAAGAGCATCCCCTGTAATCTCTTGTAGGAGCAGTTTGTCCTGGAAAATCTGAATCTTCTTGAATAAAAAATAGCCTATCCCATTTGTATATCCATAGGATTCACCCGTATCCGCATCCGTAATAGGCGTCGTACGATTCAGTGCGGCCTCATTCGGAGGTAGCCAACTTGGCAGATCTATCAAGATTGTCGGGCGCAGAAAGATGTCCCCCGCCATTTCAAATTCAAACTCGCAACTTCGGCCGAACTCGGACCCATTGATAGGAGGGATACGTCGGAGCTCCTGTAGGTTCGGTGGAATACGATCATAGCGATTCTCAAAAGGGTTGATTGTTTTCTCCGGATCACTGTCGAAAAAATAGGTATCTTTATTTCCTCTGGCGATTGCCTCATAAAGAGCTCCCTCGGTTCGGAGACCGGCACGAGTGGAGGCCATTCTGTAGAGGGTGGAGAGACTGCGCCATAGGCGGGCACTTAACTTTAAGAAACAACCTTCAATACAATCCCAGCGGCCTTGTCATCGCCCTTCGGCAAAGACACTTTCGCCAGCCGATTGTGACGAGGAAATTCAATATCAATATCTACGGGCTCTCCGTCGGTCACCCACTGGGTGAGTACGGCCTTGACTTCATTATAACCCTTATCCAGCGCCGAATATCCGCCGCGCCCGAGCTCCTTCAGAAGTCGTATGGTCTCCTTAAGACGATCCTCCTTCGTCTTATCAGGCATTCTAGATATCACGCGAGTCACGCGTTTAGGTCAAGTTATTTGTAAAATGTATTATACTAAGAATGAAACGAGTATTATGTGTGGCCACACATGTGATGACCGGAAATACGGGAATTCAACTCGCGGTCGCCTATATTTTGAATCATTATCTCCGATTTGACAAAATAGAGATACATAATATTCACAAAATAAAACTACAGGACATGATTCAAGATTATGGCGATATATTTCAATGCACAGAAAAGTTATGGCCCTTAATCTATCCCTCTCTGGGTAACACCTTGACCCCACTATATGCCGATGCTCAGCACATGAGCCTATATTTAGTCGGATATTTTCAAGAGTTGGTGCCACTCATTCAGCACCGTGAGCTCCTTCTAGAGACGTTTCGTACGGACTCTACTGTGATATCTCAAGGCGGCTATACGATGGCGGAATTCGCCACAGCGCCGCCCCCCCTAGAGTTGGATCCTGAAGATATTGTTCTTCATATACGCCTTGGCGATTTTGTAGGAAATCAAATGGTTATAGACCCTGTCCCACAACTCGTTATCCTTCGTGCAGCTATGACGAAACGCCTTATAATCGTCTGCCGAAAACCTGCCACGGCAATGGAAGAGAATTATATCAAACTCTTTGAGGAATTCCACCCTATTCTGCAGCACGGTACTGAACTAGAGGACTTTGCCGTACTAAGAGCTGCCAATCGTATCATGGTGACGAACTCTACCTTTTCATGGTTCGCCGCCTTTCTCGGAGAGGCTAAGCAGCGCTGGATGCCTGTTCCAACCTACAATACTCTCGGCAAAATATCCGACGGTGATAGGCTATATGAAGCCCGGAATGGATATCCCATGCATGAACTCGCCATTCCTACGAATCTCTTTTTTCCCGTCACGGGCGAGTTTTTCCAGGGCCTGTGTGATTATACGATTACGAACAGGGCTCTACAGAAATACTTCTCCGAAACAGCATATTATATCCCACATTCTCCCGAGAAACAACTCTGTATCGAAGATTCATGGCCAGAAAAG